CTGTGTTCAAGAATGGAGAGGGTTTCAAGGTCTATGCCAAGCCCGAGGAGAAGCACACATATGTCATGTGCGTGGATGTCTCCCGAGGAACAGGACAGGACTATTCGGCATTCACCATCATAGACATCACGACTGCTCCATATAAACTAGTCGCCACCTTCAGGAACAACACCATGTCCCCGATGGTTTTCCCAAATGCCATCCATGTGGCAGCAAAGCAGTACAACAATGCCCATGTTCTTGTTGAAATCAACGACATGGGCGGTCAGGTGGCAGACATACTTCATGGAGAGATGGAATATGAAAACCTCCTCTCGTCCACGATGCGCGGAAGAAAAGGACAGGTTCTTGACGGTGGATTCGGATCTGGAACAAGTCAGTTCGGAGTCAGGACAACCGAGGTTGTCAAAAGGACGGGTTGCTCCATCCTGAAGTCATTGATCGAATCGGATAAGATGATCATTCAGGATTTCGATGTCATCAAGGAACTATTTGCGTTCATCTCCAAGAAAAACTCGTTTGAGGCAGAGGTTGGATACAACGATGACCTTGTGATGACCTTGGTTCTGTTCGCATGGCTGTCTACCCAACCATACTTTAAAGATTTGTCATCACTCGACATCAGGAAAGACATCTATAAGGAGACCATAGATAAACTTGAGGAGGAGATGACTCCCTTTGGATTCATTGACGATGGTGTGGACGATTCCATCCCCGAGAAGGGTGAAGATGGTTCCCTGTGGTTCAAGGAAAGAGATTCCAACATTAACTCTTGGTATTGATTCAAATACTAAATTTCCTACATAGATTGTAGAATCATCGGGAGAACCAAATGAGCAGAATACCTGTACAACTTAGCCCTGGTGTGAATTATTCGGAAATTGATCTGACCACCATTGCTCCAAATGTTGCTACAGCAACGGGAGCCATTGCTGGCGTATTTAGGTGGGGTCCTGGAGAGAAGATCACCACAATCACATCGGAAGATGACCTAGTGAGAGTCTTCGGAAAGCCCTATGCAGATGACGACGGAAGGGATTTCCACTGCGCTGCCAACTTCTTGCAATACGCTAGGGATCTTCGGGTTGTACGGGCAGTTGCAAGCGACACCACAAATGCAAACAGCCTTGGTCTGACGCAAGAGCAATACATGAACGAGGATGTTCTGCAAGCAACATCTGGCTTGACCATGACTTTCCTCGGAAGATATCCTGGATCTTTGGGAAATTCACTCAAGGTGGTTGTCATAGACGGGAACGGTGAGGTTGAACTCACAACTGGTTCGACTGGCGCTCTTGGAACAAATACAATTGGATTCACCTACGGGGGGACGCTAGCCGGAAACATTGAGGAAAACGATAAACTGATTTTCCAACTTGGTGATTTTGCCCAGACATTCCTTGTCGAGTCCGCCAGCGGAAACACCGTCACGACAAAGACATTCATTGCAAGCACCATAGCCAAGGGTGCAACCATCAAGTATCGCAGCAAGTATGCGGATCTCTTCCAATTGACCGCAGAAACAAGCACTCAAGCAACCTCCAAGGGAGGCTCAAACGACGAACTCAATGTTGCAGTTGTTGACGAGGATGGGTTGTTCACGGGATCAAGGGGAACCATTGTCGAGACATTCCAGAATGTATCCAAGGCATATGATGCCCGAAACAACGATGGTCAGCCAAACTATATCACATCTGTCATAAACGGACAATCGAACTACATCTGGGCTGCCAATGTAGAGAGCCTTTGGGGAGAAACAACCACCAAGGACCTCACATACACTTTCAGCGACATGTCCTCGACATTTGCGGGAGTCAAGAGAATCAGCCTGTCGGGTGGAGTTGATTCATCCACAAGCCGAGACAGAATCTATACGGGTGGATACAGCAAGTTTGTTGATAAGGATGTCATCGACATATCCCTGCTCATATCAGGAAGATCTGACGAGACAACCGTCAAACTCCTTGCCGATATAGTCAATGACCGCAAGGACTGTGTGCTGTTCGTGTCTCCTCAGTTGAGCGATGTTTTGAACAAGTCGCAAGCCGAAGCATCTTCACTTGTAGTTGCGAGAAGAAACAGTTATGGAATAAACTCGTCCTATGTCGTGATGGATAGCGGTTGGAAGTACATCTACGACAAGTATAATGACAAGTTTGTCTATATTCCACTCAATGCCGATGTTGCTGGTCTCTGCGCGAGAAGCGAATTTTCGACACAGGCATGGTTCTCTCCAGCAGGACTGAACCGCGGCACATTGAGAAATGTCATCAAACTCACATTCAATCCAGATCAATCTGCCAGAGATCTCTTGTATGTCGCTGGTGTCAACCCAGTCACCACATTCACTGGAGAGGGAACCATCCTCTTCGGGGACAAGACAATGTTGAAGAAGCCAAGTGCATTCGACAGAATCAATGTTCGTAGGCTTTTCAACACGCTGGAGAAGACGATTGCAACAGCGGCAAAGTATTCGCTGTTCGAATTCAACGACGAGTTCACTCGCTCGCAGTTCCGCAATCTTACAATACCATATCTCAGAAGCGTACAAGCACAGAGAGGAATCACCGATTTCAGAGTTGTTTGCGACGAGACAAACAATACCTCTGAGGTGGTGGATAGGAATCAGTTCGTGGCAGATATCTACATAAAGCCAGCAAGATCCATCAACTTCATTCAGTTGAACTTCATCGCAACAAGAACAGACAGCGCATTCACTGAGATCATCTAATAGGAGAGAAAATGGCTAGTCCAATTCCCACACAACTAAGTCCTGGAGTCAATGTTTCTGAAATAGACCTGTCTCAGTTTGTTCAGCCAGAATCACTGAGCAGTGCTGGTATGGTCGGAACATTCAACTGGGGTCCAGCATTGGTTGCGACAAGAGTCAGCACCGAAAGCAGCCTTGCTGCTCTGTTCGGAAAGCCCACACTTGATCAATCGGATACCCTTAGCGAGGATGAGTTCTTCGCCGCCGCCAACTTCCTCAAGTACTCCAACAACCTCAAGGTTGTCAGGCTTCTTCAAGACGATGATCATAATGCAACCACAAGGGAACCTGGCATCGATTCGATAGACGATGTTGATCACCCATCAATATCCAACATCGAAGAATTTGCCTTGTTTGGTGGATTCTCTGGTCAAGATGGAATTGAATCAACAGCAGTTTTCCGCGCCAGATATCCAGGAAACTTCGGTGACTCCCTCAAGGTTGTATTGTTTGATGGTGGCTCTGGTGATTCAGAAGAGATAATTGTAAATCAATACCAAGGATTAATTGATCACGAAATTATTGGTGAAAATTTCTTGGGAATAACAAGTGGAACGATTGGATTTACATTTTCGGTTTTCGGAGATTTTGGGGACGACAGTGGTGTGAGTCTGGGAATAACATCTGGATCATTTCCATATTACTTGATTGACATAAAACTTCCATTTGGTGATGTAGTATCTGCTGAACAGTTTGCGTTTGCCTATGCTACAGGCACAACAACTGAAAATTATACATTGATGTCCAATGGAACCCAACCATCTGGAAATAGAACAAAATATTTTAGACCTTTTGATTTCGATACCAAGTCTCTATTTAATTTGTTTGGTGATGCCAATAACGGTAGTGATATAAAGCGATTTTTCATTAGACCTCTAACTAGCGAATCATCACAAATACTACTACTTGATGCCGACCAGACCAATTTGGGTGGGGCTTTTAGGCAAAATACAACAGTTACATCTGGACCATTTAGTGGTGCCTTAATTAATACTTATGGTGCATATCAAGTATCTGGATATCCATCTGGATTCAGTAGAACGATTTTTAACGGTGTAGATCAAAATAGTGATTTTGACTGGTATAGGTTCTTTGTGTCTAAAATTCCCAACAGAATATTCTCGGGCGGTGTAGCACCAACAACAGGAGTTCGTGGTTTAGCAAAGTTGATAGCAATGACTGGTGGTGTTTCGTTCAACGCTTGGGGAGACGATGGCAATCAACTCCCAGATGTCGGAGTTACATTCAATACCATCGGTGGTTTGACAGGCATACGCCAAGACTTTACCTTCGGACTAAAGCAGTTTGTTTATGATGGAATCTATACTATATCCACTCAAACACCAGGGGGTGCAGTTTCATCCCCACTCTTCGATAAGCCACCACAGACATCGGCTTATGCCAAGAGCGTCGGTGGTTCCAACGATGAAATCAGTTTTGCAGTCGTGGACACACAAGGAAAGTTCGGACCCAAGAATGCAATCCTTGAGAGATTCGAATTGCTTTCGAAGGCAGTTGATGCCAAGAACCTCAACAACGAATCGATCTACTACAAGGATTACATCAACTATAACTCAAACTATGTCTATATGACCAAGCCACTTGGATTTACAGGTGGTGGAAATGCATCTTCGAATGCCACAACAGCGTTTGGTGACATAGTGCAGAATTATAAGGATGCAGATGGCAACACTAAGACGCGCGTCGGAATCTATGATGCAAATCTAGAGTTCGGGCAGTCGGGCATTACAACTCCATCTCTTGCTGAGTACACCTCGGCATACAAGTTGTTTGCAGATGATGATTATGCGGTTGACATACTGTTCTTGCCAGAATCAAGTGTTTCGAATATTTCTGTCGTCTCTGAAACCTACTTGGAAAGCAGGGTCTATGAAACGGTGATTGCTCCAAGAAAAGACACGGTTCTAATTCTACCTACACCAAAGCCAAGCAGTGGATTGCAACATACGGCAGACATAACCACCAAGACCATAAATTATAGAAATAGGCTCACGGTTCCATCGAACTCCTACACCATGCTTGTCGCTGGACGCAAGGTCTATTTCGACACATTCAACAATCAAATCAGAAAGATGTCCCTCTCTTCCGATCTTGCAGGAATTCTTTCCGCACAGGAGATTCCTTGGGAGTCACCCGCTGGATTCGCAAGAGGAAACATCAGAAACGCAATCAAGTTGGAGACCAACTTCACGAAGGCTGATCGCGACGAACTTTACAAGAATGGCATCAACTTCTTCGTGCAGTTCGGTGATGGAACAGGAACCGTTCTCTTCGGTGACAAGACCCTTCTCAAGAAGCCAAGTGCCTTCGACAGAATCAATGTTCGTCGCGTGTTCATCGCCCTTGAGAAGGCTATTGCCAAGGCTTCCAAGTACTCGCTCTTCGAATTCAATGACGAGTTCACCCGTTCGCAGTTCCGCAATCTTGTGACTCCACTCCTCGCTTCCGTTCAGGCACAGCGCGGCATCACTGACTTCAAGGTCGTATGTGATGAGACCAACAATACTGCGGAAGTGATAGATAGAAACCAATTTGTGGCA